GTTGTTTATGGAGGATGTAGATTGATGCAGGTTAAAAAGACAATAGCATTTTACAAACTAAAGGAATTACAAAGCAGGATACGAATAGTTAAAGGAGGTACTTCTGCAAGTAAAACCATATCAATACTTTGTTTACTCATCAACTATGCTATCAATAATAGAGGAAAAGAAATAAGTGTAGTATCTGAATCTATACCACACCTTCGTAGAGGTGCTTTAAAGGACTTCTTATCCATCTTAAAGGGTCTTAATAGGTATAAGGATAGTCAGTTTAATAAAAGTACCTTAAAATACACCTTTTCAAGTGGTAGTTATATAGAGTTCTTTTCAACAGACCAAGCGGATAAGTTAAGAGGTGCAAGAAGAACAGACCTGTATATAAACGAATGTAATAATGTTCCGTTTGATGCTTACACACAATTAGCGACAAGAACAAGTGGAACTATATGGTTGGACTATAACCCATCTAATTTGTTTTGGGTAGATAAGGAATTAGTAGGACAACCTGATACGGATTACATCACACTTACCTACAAAGATAACAACGCATTACCCGAAAGTATTGTAAAGGAAATAGAGAAAGCTAAAGAGAAAGCAAAGACCTCAACCTATTGGGCTAATTGGTGGAAGGTATATGGATTAGGAGAAACAGGCTCATTAGAGGGTGTGTGTATTCCTGATTGGAAAGAAATAGATAGAATACCTCAAGATGTTAGACTATTAGGATATGGTATGGACTTTGGATATAGCGTTGACCCTACAACTCTCATAGCACTTTATAAGTGGAACGATGCTTATATTTACGATGAGGTGTTATATAAAAAAGGAATGTTAAATAGAGATATAAGTAGGTTCTTAAGTGAACAAGGAATTAAAGAAACGATAGTGGCTGATTCAGCAGAACCGAAGAGTATTGCAGAACTACAGGGATATGGTCATAGTGTTTATCCTGTAAGCAAAGGTAGGGATTCAGTAGTGTATGGTATTAACTTAATAAATCAAAACGAAATATATGTTACTGCAAGAAGTAAAAACTTAAAAAGAGAACTACAGGGATATATATGGTCAAAAGATAAAGAAGGTAATACACTACAAAAACCTACAGGAGAGCATCCTGATTGTATTGATGCTGCACGTTATATTCTAACAGACCAATTAGAGAATCCTAATAAAGGAGAATATTTTATCTACTAATTTGTTTTGTTAAAAAAAAGTTTATATATTCGTATAAACAAAGTTTAATTAAAATTACAATTATGGAAAATCAAGAGTATCTATTGTTAAATGAATTAACAAGAAAAGAGAACAGAAAGAACCTAATTAAAATTATATTAGGTGGTGCTGCTTTTGCAGGATTTGCTATTGCATCAATGTACTTTTTTATGTACTTTATGTTATGGGCTAACGAAATAACTGATAAACTACTTGGAATATCATAAGATGAAAGAAGCGTGTTGGTATGAAGATATCTACGTTGTACAGAAACCTACAAAGCGTGGAGGTTATAAAGGTTCTGATGTTACACTCTATATTGATTACAAAGGTCAAAGCAAAATAGAAGGCAAAGAACTATATGTACAAAACAGTACGGAATTAGAAGGAGCAATAGAGAAAGCATACCATTACGCTTATAAAAGATTTATTTTGGGTCAATAGACCTTGTTTCATTTTGTTTGATTGATTGGGATTTGGGGCTATATGCCCCTTTTCTTATTATATCTTATTATATCTTATTATACAAAGTTTTATATTTGTTATTGTAATTATATAGTTATGAAGATAGAAATAAACGTACCTGATAACCTAAACGAAATAACGTTAGGTCAGTATCAAAGATTTGAGAAACTAAATACAAAAGAGAATCAAGATAGTGTATTCCTTTTGCAGAAGATGGTAGAGATATTTTGTGGGTTAGACCTTAAAGATGTAGCTACTATAAAGTATAAGAGTGTACAGGAAATAGTAATGCACCTAAACAAAGTATTTGATACCAAACATTCACTTGTACCTACATTTGAATTAGATGGCATTGAATTAGGTTTCATTCCTGTTCTTGATGATATGACTTTAGGAGAGTATGTTGACCTTGATGAGAATTTAGGAGATTGGCAAACAATGCACAAAGCAATGAGTGTTCTTTACAGACCTGTAACATATAAGAAAGGTCATAAATACCAAATAGAAGAATATGCAGGTATCAATGCAGAAGCAATGAAAAGAATGCCATTAGATATAGTATTTGGTGCTATGGTTTTTTTTTGGAATTTAAACAACGAGTTAGTGCAAACTATCCTGAACTATTTACAGAAGGAAGCGGAGAATCTGACTACTCATCAGAAGGAACTTTTGGAAGCAAATGGGGTTGGTATCAATCAATCTATGGAATTGCTAAAGGAGATGTTACCAAGTTTGATGAGGTTACCAAACTCAACGTACACTCCTGCTTAATGTATTTGGCATTTGAAAAAGATAAAATAGAATTAGAAAAGAAACTGATTAAGAAACGATGAAAGGTTTTTACAACGTTACAAAAAAAATAAAAGAAGCATTAGAAGCAGAGCCATTTGTAAATACAGTTACATTTGGTTCTATTGATGATGTGGATTTAAACAAGACAACAATATTCCCACTATCTCACGTTATAGTAAATAACACTACAGTAGGAACTAAAACACTTACATTTAATATCAGTATTCTTTCAATGGATGTAGTAGATATAAGTAAAGATGAGGTTACTGATATTTTTGTAGGAAATGATAACGAACAAGATGTACTAAATACTCAACTTGCTTTACAGACAAGAGTGATCAATAAACTACAAAGAGGAGATTTATACACAGACCTTTATCAAGTAGAAGGAGATGTAAGTTGTGAACCATTCGTAGATAGATTTGAAAACAAACTTGCAGGATGGGCAGCTACCTTTGATGTAGTAGTACAGAACGATATGACTATTTGCGACTAATGGAACTTAAAAGAACACAAGCGGTTTTAGAAGCATTTAAGGACTTTGTTATACAACAAGCAAGAACAAGGTTAACTAAAGGCAATAAGAACGTTTCTAAAAGTTTATATGATAGCTTAAAGGGTAATGTAAAAGTTACACCTAATGCTATTGAACTTTCTTTTGAGATGGATGAATACGGAATGTATCAAGACAAAGGGGTAAGTGGTAAACAAAAGAAATATGATACACCTTATTCTTTTAAGAGTAAAATGCCTCCTATAAAACCATTAGCACAATGGGCAAAAAATAGAAACATTAGATTAAGGGATGAACAAGGTAGATTTGCAAGAGGCAACTACAATACAATAGGATTTTTAATAGCAAGAAGCATATATAGAAAAGGCATTAAACCTTCATTGTTTTTTACTAAACCATTTGAACAAGGATTTAAAAAATTACCTGATACACTAATAGAACAATTTGGATTAGATGTAGAAGATTTTTTAGCATATACATTAAAAGAAGATAGATTACGATGAGTACAAAAATAAATCTAAGAAGTCCGTTTTATCCAAGTTATTCAGAACCCACACCTCCAAGTGTAGAATTAACTTGTGCATTAATTAATTTAACAGGATTAAGTATTGACCAATTTGGAAAAGTAACATTACCTTATGCGTCTTATGGAGATATAATTTCATATACTTGTAGTGATGCTGATTTTGCAGATGGTAAGTTTGATACTGTTTTAACAGATACAAGTAGAACAATTACGTTTACTATTTCTATTCCTTCTAATTTTTCTAATGCTGCTAACGATACTATTGATTGTGATGCTACTGCTACACAACCTGAATTTGTTTGTACAGGAGGTGTAACGACAAGTGGAACTATACCTAATCAATCTGTAGATACAGGAGGAGATACAACTACAGTTGATTTATCTTCTTATTTTACTGCAGGAGTTGACCCTATACAAGGATATAGTATAATAAACAATTATACAAATTATTTTAATGCTGAAATAACAGGAAATACATTAACAATAACAGGTACTAATTTAGCAGGTACAAAAATATTTTATGTAGAAGCAACAGATAACAATCCATTAACTTGTGATGCTACACAATCTATTCAAGTAACAACTACTTCAGTAAATACATATACTTGTACCGATTCTTATTTGTCAGGGGGTCTTATTAATCAAGATGGTAGTATTGTGAATCCTACAGTAAATGGTACAATAACTGCTATTAAGACATCAAGTGGTGGAACTCCAATAACAAGCGTACCTGCAAATAATACAGGTTCTTTTGTACAATATACTTTATATTTTGATATTACAGTACCAACAGGATATACTAATACAGGTTCTACTGTTGAGTGTTCTAAAGTATATTATCAAGTAAGTAGTTCACTTCCTACATTTAGTTGTAGTGTTGCAGCTTTAACAGGACAAGCAATAACATTATCAGGTATTATATCTGTAGGTACTGCTAATAGAGGAACTATTAAAAGTTTTAGTCCTTTATCTTTTCCTATTGTATCAAGTAACACAATTAGAACAGTAACATTTACAATTACTGCTCCTTCAAGTGGATATAACAATAGTGGTCAAGATATCACTTGTGATGTTACAATGATACAACCTGCAGCAGTTAGTACTTGTGGTACTGCAGAATGGTATTATTCAGGAGGCGAATACCCATTTATGACTTATGAACAAGTACAGGCTGCATATCCTAATGAATCACAATTATTTTATGATAATAACTGTATAGAATATTTTTTAGGTAAAAATGCACAACTTGGTACAACAATTAAAAAAATAGCTTTACATTCAAGTAATGCTAAAGACAATATCAATACTTTTATATGTTATTACGATAGAGTTACAAGTTATACTGCAAAAGCAGTTATAAAATATGATGGTAAAAGTATAAATCCTTCAGGTGGTGGTTATTTAAGAATTAATAAATTTTATGAATCTTCAGGCACACTTACAGGTCAAAGTAGTGCAAGTACAAGTTCAGGAAATGCTTATTTTGTAAAAAGAGAAACAAGTGGTTTTATTTCTGAAGTATGGTTTGTAGATTGGGATAATGAAGTTATTACAAGAATAGATAATTTATAGAAATGGCAATTAAGACAGTAGATTTACAGATTTATATTTATGAAGGTGTAGAAGGTGTATATACTTCATCAGACCTTAAATATCAAATCCAAAAACAAATATTGAGTGGAGATACTAACGTAGTATTTGAGATAGCAGAACTTGTTAGAGATTATCTTGATTTAACTTTTAATGATGATTATCTTTCAAGGGCTATATGGGTAACTACTGTTGCTACTATATTAGATGAAAATAATCAAGTTTATACTTATGGTTCTCCTATTGCTACTAATTATATTGCACTTAATGGATATGGATATTTTGAGGATGAAATTAATCCTGAATTATCAAGAAGTGTTTTATTAACTACAAGTACAATTTATCTACCTGAAGGTACTGCAGGTAAATTACCAATATTTTCAGAGGGAGTAGGTAAGGTTACAATAGATAGCGTAGATACACAAATAACAGACAACGGAAATTCAAATCAAAAAATACAATATGTGGACATTCCTTCCAATAGCAATACTATTCAGGTTTATGATACGGATGATACTACATTATTAAAAACTATTACAGTTAATAATATATGTGAACCTAAATACACTCCATATAAAGTTACATTTATAAATAAATATGGTGCGTATCAAGACCTTTGGTTTTTTAAGAAATCAATAGAATCTTTTGAAGTTTCTGACGAGATTTTTAAAAGAAATACTGTTGCTAATAGTACAGTAACATATCCTAAATATGGAGGACAACAAGAACGCTACAATACAAATGCTAAAAAAAGCGTTACTTTAAATACAGGATTTATAAACGAAGATAGTAATAGTGCAATAGAAGAATTATTCCTATCGGAAAACGTATGGATAAGAAAAAATGGTATAACTCTACCAATCATACCTAAAACAAAATCTTTAACATTTAAAACAAGTGTGAATGATAAATTAGCAAACTACACAATAGACTTTGAATATGCGTTTAATAAGATAAACAATGTACGTTAATGCTAAACATACAATTATACATAGAGGGTCAAGAAATTGATTTATACCAAGACGAATCAATTACACTTACACAATCTTTACAAGATGTAAGGGATATAGAAAAGGTATTTACTGATTTTTCTCGTACTTTTAGTGTTCCTGCTTCTAAAATAAATAACAAAATATTTAAACACTTTTATAATTATCATATTATAGGATATGACGCAAGAAAAAAGAAAGATGCTGAATTATATTTAAACTATAAGTTATTTAAAAAAGGTAAAATAAAATTAGAGGGTGCTACAAGGAGAGATAATAAAGTACATACTTATAGACTTACCTTTTATGGAAATGGTATTAATTTAAAAGATTTATTAGGAGAAGATAAATTAGACGCATTAACAATGTTAAAAGATGATGCGTTTAAATTTACTTACAATGATGCGAACATCAAAACCTATATGCAAAATGGTTTAGATATAACTCATTCAGGTGTTACATATACTGATGCTATTATATTTCCTTTAATTACACACACTAAAAGATTAGTATATGATTCAACAGTAGGAAGTGCTTATTTAAATACAGATATACAAAATAATATAGCTTATGAAGCAGGAAGTGAACACGGTTTAGAATTATCACAACTAAAACCTGCATTAAGAATTTACCCTATCATAAAAGCTATTGAAATACAATATGGAATATCATTTAGTACGGATTTCTTTAATACTACTAATTTACCTTTTTATAATCTCTACCTTTGGCTACACAATAAAACAGGTGGATTGTTTGAAGATGAAGGTAATGTTACACCTGTAGGCAATTTTAATATTGTTTCTGTTGATGGTGCAGTAATAGATTTGTATGAGAATTATTTTTCTACACCACAATCTGACCAAATAGGAACTGCAGCAGGAAGAAAAGATAGATATTTAGATGTTTCAATAGTACCTTCTGTATCTGATGAATTTAATTTCATTATATATAAAAATGGGGAAGTATTTGAAAGATATGATAATATTTCAAGAGATGCACAAACAGGAGAATATAGAGAAATAAGAGAATTACTTTTAGATGTGGGTGATTATACTTTTGCAATAGAATCTGACATACCAAGTACTTACGATATTAGATTTTATGTAAAAAGAAAAGCAACATCAGGAATTGGATGGAGAAATGTTTCTTGGACAGGAAGTGCAGAGGTTTTAACAGATGTACAATTTAGACCTGCTAACCAATTACCTGATATAAAAGTATTAGATTTTATTACTTCTTTGTTTAAGATGTTTAATTTAACTTCTTTTCAAAATGAACAAGGAATAATAGAGGTTAAAACATTAGATAGTTTTTATTCAAGTAGTACAACAACTTGGGATATTACAGAATATCTTGACAAATCAGAATCAACTGTAGATTCTATATTACCTTATAAGCAGGTTAATTTAAGATATGAAGGACACGATAATTTCTTTTCTAAAAACCATAGTGAACTATTTAATCAAGAATGGGGAACTTTACAATATAAAGCATCAGAAAAGTTTGAAGGGCAATCTTATACTATTACTATACCATTAGAACATTTTAAATATGAAAGATTAGAAGATATTAATGGAGGTACATTTACTGACTTACAATGGGGTTGGAGTGCAGATATCAAACAAAGCCCTAATTTAGGTAAACCACTTCTTTTTTATCCAATTCAGCAGGATGAAACAATAGGAGTTATAGAAGCCGATGGAGATTTAGTTTCTCATACAGGGGTGTATATACCATCTAATAGTGTAAGTTTATCTGATTCACAAAATTTAAATTTTAATGCTGAACCTAATGAGTTTGGTTTAGTTCCTTACACACAAACATTATTTAATAATTACTATAAAAATTACGTTAAAGGTATATTTGACCCACAACGAAGATTAACTAATGTAAAAGCATTTTTACCACTATCAATGATTACGAACTTATCATTAGCTGATAAGGTTAGGATATTTGATAATATATATAGAATTAATAAGATAACTACAAATTTTGAAACAGTACAATCTAATTTAGAATTAATAAACATAGTAGAGGGAGAAACTATAGAAGTAGAACCTGTAATACCTGACAAATTTATTCCTGCAAACACTTGTATAACTGTAGATACAGATACAAGATACGCAGATATTACAACACTTACTGCGGATGCTACTTGTTTCTATGATAATGTAATTATAACCTCAACAAGTGAAGTTGTACCTGAAAGTGTTTATCCTAAAAATTAAAGTATGATACAAAATATATTAAACTTATTAGATTTTGCAAGAGGCGAGAAATGGAAAGGTCAATACATAGATATTGCATTGGGTAAAAATAAATATCCTGAATCAATTAAAGAAGCATATCAATTATTTAAACGTGCATTATGAGTATAAAGAAAATAGTAGAATTAGAATTAAAATACGAAGAAGCAGCTAAAAATGCAACTGAATTAGGCAAGATTGTTAATCAGCAAGACATAAAGATTCAACAATTACAAGGTACTTTAGATAAAGTTCAAAAAAATACTGATAAAGCAAGTAAAGGTTTTAAAGGTTTTGCAGCCAATATTAAAACTATTGGAAAAGTAACAGGTATTGTTTGGTTATTTAATGAAGCATTAGAAATATTAAGAGATACATTTGGTAAAAATCAAATTATTGTTGATGCTTTTAAAACAGGTACAGAAGCATTAAGTATTGCATTTAATGACTTTTTTAGTTTTATAAGTAATAATGTAGGTACTGTTATAGGATATTTTAAAGGATTATTTGAAAATCCTATTGAATCTATTAAAAACTTTAGTAGTGCTATTTATGAAGGAATTGTAGCAAGACTAAAACAAGGGTTAGAGGCATTAGGAATGTTTGGTCAAGCTGCAGTTAAATTCTTTGCAGGAGATTTTGCAGGTGCATTTCAAACTGCTAAAGATGCTTCTAAAGAATTGTTTGA